TGGGTTCTTATAGGAAGATATAGTGGAAATAGGTTCAAAGTGGACGGACTTGAGGTTCGTATCATAAATGACGATAATATTATTGCAACAATACTTGACCCTACAGACATTTCGTATGTATAAAGAACAGGAGAACAGGAAAAATGATTATGAATGAAGATATTCGTGAAGACGAAATCGAAGAAGATGGATCTTCTATTGTTGAAATAGAAGAAGAAACAAGCTCAGATGAGACTACAGAAACCCGAACAAATGTTCGTGAAGATTCTAAATCTTCAAAAGGTGACGATGAGCTATCTTCTTTTAGTGATGGCGTACAACGTCGAATAAATCAATTAACAGCAAAACGTAAGCAAGCTTCAGAAGAAGCTCAGGCCGCCTATCAATACGCCCAACAAAAAGAATCAGAAAATCAAAAGTTAAAACAAAGGTTGGGGCAATTAGACAAAGGCTATATGAACGAGTATGAAGGCCGTGTCGTTTCTCAAGAAACCCAAGTAAAACGTGCTTATGCAGACGCGCATGAGTCTGGGGACGTTGAGAAAATGGCAGAAGCTCAATCTGCTATTTCTCAGATAGCGATTGAAAAAGAAAGATTGAGAATTCAAAAAGCGCGTGCTGCTACAAATCAGCAAGCGGCTCAAGTCCAACAGCAGCAACGACAGGCTCAAGCACAACAACCTCAACAGGCACCTGCAAATCAAGCGCAAGAAGATCCAAAGCTTAAGCAATGGTTGTCTAAAAATGAATGGTTTGGAAAAGATCGTGTTTTGACTCGTGCTGCTCAAGCAATACATGAACAATTAGTTTTAGAAGAAGCATTTGATCCGTCAAGCCAAGAATATTATTCTGAGATTGACAAAAGATTGCGTGTTGAAATTCCAAATAAATTTACAAAGGATGATAAGAAGAACGCTCAAGTTATCACTCCTTCGTCTGGAAACGGACGGTCATTAAAAAGTGGGCGGAAAAAATCGGTTGAATTAACACCGGGGCAAGTTTCATTTGCCAAGAAGATGAGAATTCCTCTTGAAACATATGCAAAAGAAGTAGCTAAATTAGAAAATCGGAGAGATTAAATGGTAGACAGGACATCACGCGAAACAACAACGCGGGAGAGCGTAGAACGCCCTCAAACATGGCGACCAGGTTCAGCATTAGAAGCTCCGGAACCTCCTATTGGATTTAAACATAGGTGGATACGCGAATCCGTAATGGAATTCGACGATAAAACTAACGTTCATAAAAAACGGCAAGAAGGATGGGAACTCGTTCGCGCAGAGGAATACCCAGATTATGTAGGGCCAACAGTAGATGAGGGAAGAAACGCTGGCATTATTGGTGTCGGTGGCCTTGTTCTCGCAAAGATCCCCGTCGAATTGGCAGAGCAGCGGAATAGACATTATCAAGGTGTCTCACAAAATCAAATGGATGCAGTAGATCGTGATTGGATGCGTGAAAACAATCCAGCCATGCCTAAACTAAATCCACAACGTAAATCCTCTGTAAGCTTCGGCTCAGTCCGAAATACAGCAAAGAACTCTGAAGGAGAGTAAAAATGGCAAATCAAGACGCTGCCTTTGGTTTACGTCCAATTGGTCGAATAGGGGGAACCCCGTTCACTGGAGGACAAAACCGATACAGAATCGCCAATAACTATGATACATCTATTTTTCAAGGTGACATGGTTGCACAAGTCACTGGAGGCGGTGTAGAAATACATGCTGACGGTGGAACTATACCTATTGTTGGTGTTTTTAACGGTTGCACTTACACAGATCCTACATCTGGTAAGGTAACATTTAGTAACTTTTACCCATCAAGCACTGCTGCTGCTGATATTATTGCTTTTATCATTGATGACCCTATGGTTGTTTTTGAAATTCAAGCAGATGCAGCATTTCCAATTGCAGATTTGTTGGGTAATTTTGATGTCGTATATACAAGTGCTGGAAGTACCGCAACAGGTATAGCTGGTGCTGAATTGAAAGTGACTGATGGAGGAACAGCTACTACGTTACCTCTTAAAGCCATTGATATTTCTCAAGATCCTGAGAATAGCGACGTAGCCACAGCTAACACTAACGTGAAAGTTGTTATCGGTAACCATATATTCGGCGTCAAGGGCGCTGGGTTAGCATAAGGAGATTGAGTTATGGCTATATCACGTTCACAACTCGTTAAAGAGCTAGAGCCGGGCCTCAATGCCTTGTTCGGAATGGAGTACGCTCGTTATGAAGGCGAACACGCTGAAATCTTTGATACAGAATCCTCGGATCGAGCTTTCGAAGAAGAAGTGATGTTGGTTGGATTTGGCAACGCTCCAACAAAAACTGAGGGAGCTGGAGTCGATTTTGATGACGCTAACGAAGCATATACTGCTCGTTATTCGCATGAAACCGTCGCTTTGGCTTTTGCATTAACTGAAGAAGCAATCGAAGATAATCTATATGATCGTCTTGGTGCGCGTTATACGAAGGCTCTTGCCCGATCTATGGCACACACTAAGCAGGTTAAAGCGGCTGCTGTTTTAAATAATGCATTTAACTCAAGCTTCACTGGTGGAGATGGTGTGGAACTTTGTTCTTTATTACACCCACTTGGTGCTGGTGGTACATTTGCAAATGAACCATCAACTGCAGCTGATCTTAACGAAACATCGTTAGAGAATGCTTTAATTGATATCTCAACTTTTGTAGATGAGAGAAATATGATTATTGCCCTTCGTGGAGCAAAAATGGTAATTCCACCTCAGTTGCAATTTATTGCAGATCGTTTGCTAGAATCAACTTTACGTCCTAGCACAGCTGACAATGATATCAATGCAGTGAAAAATATGGGAATGGTCCCAGAGGGATATACTGTTAATCACTTTTTAACAGATCCTGATGCATTCTTCATTAAAACAGATGCTCCAAATGGCTTTAAACATTTTGAGCGTTCAGCTATGCGTACAAACATGGAAGCTGATTTCGATACAGGTAACATGCGGTTTAAAGCCCGTGAGCGTTATTCTTTCGGATTTAGTGACCCTCGTTGCGTATATGGTTCACCAGGAGCTTAATTGCTTTAGTATATTAATTAAAAGAGGCGGCTTTGGTCGCCTTTTTTTGTAACTTTAATTAGGAGAAAATTATGGATTGGATTACAGGAAGATTAAAAGAACCATCAAGCTACGGAGCTGCGGCTGTCGTAGGTGTTGGCTTAGGTATTTTGCTTACACTGCCAATATTAACTTGGGCAGGTATTATCTGCGCTATATTCGGATTGGTTCTTAAAGAAAAACCAAGCGAGTGATTGTATAAGTTACCCTCTTTCTTTTTATAAAAAAGTGGTGTAACATAAAACTACCTTGACAGCCGCATTCTGCGTCTGACATTTGCCACGACAAGGAGATAACATGGCTAATACAACATTTAACGGGCCAGTCCGTTCACAGAATGGTTTTGAAGACATTACTATTGCTGCTGTAACTGGAACAGAAACAACTAATTCAACATACGGAACAAACGCTTCTGTAGGCGGCGACCTTACGGTACTTGGGTCTATCTTGTCTGGTGGCGCGCACCCCACGCTGAACGGTCTAGCTGTAACGGCTAAAGCCACTGGCGCAACCATTTCCTATGTTGCTGGAATTAACGTCAACCCATTCACTGGCGGCGCACAGCAGATTACTACTCTGCCAGCGGCGACAGCGGGTGTTGTTGTTGTACACGCTCAGTCCGTAGACACTACTGGCGGAACTGCTTTCTTGAGCTTTGATTGCGCGGGTAGTGATGCTTATGAGACAGGGAGCGTTATAGAAAGCCGTGGAAGTAGCGCAGTTACGTTTGATGCGTCTACTGCGGGAGAAACTTTGTTGAAGTTCACTCCTGCTAACGCAACAACGAACTTGATGAGCATTGGCTCATATATCTACTTTACCTGCACAACAACGGGTCTGTGGAATGTTTCGTTTAACTTCCAGCATCTTGGCGCGGGTACTACTGGTGCTTTTGCTTTCGCAGCCTAATGTTTAATTTGGCGGGGTTAACGCCCCGCCTTTCTTATAGGAGATTAAAATGGTGTCAGATGTAATACCAGTCATTATTAGCGATGAAGTAGCTTTAGACGCAGACGGAATATCAGTAGCGGCTTCCGTTGGTAACAACGCAGCTCTAGTAATTGGTGGTGCTTTAGCTTCTGGTGGAAGTGTCACAAATGCTTCTGGAAGACAGGTAACAATTTTATCAGCAGGAAATGATTCTTCAAAATCATTTACTGTAGTTGGTACAGATGTAAATGGCAGTTCCTTAACTGAGTCTGTTACAGGGGCTAATGCTGGAACAGCAACAAGCTCTGGGCACTTTAAAACAATTGCAAGTATAACAGCAGTTGGCAACCCAGCAGGAAATGTATCAGCAGGTATTAACAACAATGCTTTAGGTGTTATTTTTGCAGATAGATGTAGGCTTCAAGGTTTTTCAGTTACTTCTGGAGGTACAGCAGGAACTCTAAACATCAGGAATGAAGGTGGAACTGGCACAGAACTTGTACGAGCAAGAACAATAGGAACAGATAGTTCTTCTGAAGATCCGTTTATACCAAGTGATGGTATTTTATTTAAAGACGGTTGTTTTGTTACTTTTGTTGTTGGTACAGTTGATTTGATGATGTTTTACCACGCATAGGATTTAACATGGCTTCTAAAGGAGAAATGCCAAAGCGAAATAAGAAGAATTTTCGACCCACAAAAAGTGGTGCGGGAATGACTAAAGCAGGTGTGAAAGCTTATAGAAGAAAGAACCCTGGTAGCAAGTTAAAGACAGCAGTTACAGGAAAAGTAAAGGCTGGCAGTAAGGACGCGAAAAGGCGTAAGTCATATTGTGCTAGATCTGCTGGTCAAATGAAAGACTTTCCAAAAGCGGCTAAAGATCCTAATAGTCGTTTAAGACAGGCTCGAAAGAGATGGAAATGCAGATAATTGAAGGGAAGCTTAAACTATGACTGTATCTGGCTCTAAAAACTTTGAATTAGATGTAGCTGAATATATTGAAGAAGCCTTTGAGCGTTGCGGTTTAGAAGTTAGAACTGGTTATGATTTAAAAACAGCCAAAAGATCTATGAATCTTCTATTTGCAGATTGGGCCAACCGAGGCATTAACCAATGGACGATTGCACAAAGAAGTTTCACTGTCACAAGTAACGATGGTCAATATGATTTAAGCGCAGATGTAATAGATATCCTATCTTTAGTAATACAAAGAGATGGCACAGATTATTCTTTAGATCGAATAAGTAGGGACTCTTATTTAAATATTCCTACAAAATCTACTAAAAGTAGACCTACTCAATACTTTTTGGATAGGCAAATAACACCAAATCTAAAATTATGGCCTTTGCCAGATAATAGTACGGATGTCATATATTATGATGCCTTAATTCGTTTAGATGATGCAGATACATTTGTAGATACTATTCAGGTTCCTTTTAGATTTTATCCAGCTCTAGCAGCTGGCTTGGCTTATTATATAGCAGTTAAAAAGGCTCCTGATAGAATACCTTTATTAAAACCAATGTATGATGAAGAGTTAGGTAGAGCTATGGATGAAGACAGAGATAGATCTTCTTTTCAAGTCTCACCTCAATTAAGAAGTTATAGATATGTCTAAGTATGCTTCAGATAGATGGGCATACGGCATATCAGACCGTTCTGGCTTTAGGTACAGACTTAAAGATATGCGTAAAGAATGGACAGGTTTGCTTGTCGGAAAAGATGAATGGGAGTCTAAACAGCCTCAATTAGAACCAATTAAAACAAGACCAGATCCTCAAGCTTTAAGAAATCCAAGACCAGAACAGAATTTGGCTGAACAAAGAGCATTACAGTATGGGTTTAATCCTGTTGGTTTTTTAGATATACCAGGAATAACTCCAGACAATAATTTAGTTTCTATTAGTTCAATAGGAGAGGTTACGGTGACAACAACATGAGTTTTACATTTACAACATTAAGAGAAGCAGTAGAGAATTATACTCAAAACAATGAAACATCTTTTATTGCTAACATGGGTATTTTTGTAGAATTAGCTGAAGAACGTATTTTAAAATCAATTCAATTAAATGTTTTTAAGAAAAACGCAGCAGGTGCTATGACTTCAGGAAATCAATATTTAGCTATTCCTAGCGATTTTTTAGCGCCTTTTTCTTTAAGTATTACAACCAGCACTGCTGACGTTGAGAATAGCAATACTTTTGAATTTCTTTCATTTAAAGATTTAGATTTTGTTGAAAGTTATAGCCCAAATCCAGCAACTACAGGCGTTCCAAGGTATTATGCCCAATTTGATGTTGACAACTTTCTTATTGGGCCAACTCCTAACGCTTCTTATGTTTCTACGTTAAGTTATTTTTACAGGCCAGCTAGTTTAAATGAAAGTCTTTTAACGCTAACAGTAGGAGCAACTGGTAGTTTTACCAACGGTGAAAAAATTACTGGAGGAACAAGTGGGGTAGTTTCTACTATTAAAGCTATTTTAAGCTCAACTACATTATCAATATTAGTTCCTTCTGGTACTTTTACAGATGGTGAAACGATTACTGGTACAACCAGTGGAGCAACAACTACTGTAACTTCTACAGGGGCTGATACAACTATTAGTTGGATGAGTGAAAATGCAGAGATAGCGTTGTTATACGGTACATTGATTGAGGCAAGCACATACATGAAGGGGGAACAAGACGTTATGGCTATGTACAATTCTAGATTTGGAGAAGCAATATCAAGACTAAAGAATTTTGGAGAAGCAGAAGAAGTATCTGATGAGTACCGAACTGGTCAAATTAGAAGGCAGAAAAGTTAATGTTAACAAACTCACTTAGTATGTCAAATGATTTTGCCGTTACGGTAGAAACAACAGACAATCGAGGGTTCACTCCAGAAGAAGTAGCGGTTCGTTGTGTGAACAGAATTATAGGTATTTCTGAGAACGCGCCTCCTGCTATTAAAGACCAAGCTCACGCTTACAGAAAACAAGTAGAAGCGATAGTTGCAAATTATATGCATCAGGCTATTAAAAGTGATAGAACTACTGTATATAATGCAATTAAAGATTCTGGAAACCCTAAATTAGCAGAATATATAAGGAGAATGTAATGGCTTTTAGTGGAAATTTTTTATGTACATCGTTCAAAGTAGAACTAATGAAAGGTGTTCATAATTTTACAGCAGCAAGCGATCAATTTAAGGTTGCAATGTACACCAACAGTGCAAGTTTTACGGCGGCAACCACTGCATATACGTCAAGTAATGAAATTAGCGGCACAAATTATACAGCAAAAGGTCAATTTCTGACCAGTGTTACGCCAACAGCAAGTAGCACTACCGCGTTAACAGATTTTGCAGACGAGGTGTTTTCTAACGTAACTATCTCGGCAGTACGCGGTGCGCTAATATATAATGAAGCGGCAAGCGGCGACCCGACAGTTTGCGTGTTAGACTTTGGTGCAGATAAAGCGGCCAGTTCTGGCGATTTTACAATTGTTTTTCCAACAGCTGATGCGAGTAATGCGATAATTAGGATAGCCTAATGTCGATCAATAATGTAGCGGCATTTCAAGGCTGGAACAGTTCCATACAAGGTTGGAACACCAGCACTTGGAATACTAATGTTGCCTTCCCGGTAACTGCTACAACTGCTATTACTGGTGTTGCAACCACTGGAGACGGTGTAATTGGTGTTACTGGCACCAGTGCTACTGGATCAGTTGGTTCTGTAACCGTTACAGGTATAGCTAATGTTTCTGTTACTGGCGTTGCTGGAACAGCAACATTAGGTAGTTTCTTTGTTACCAATACTATGGTGACAATGACAGGATCTATTGGCTCCGTTACAATAACAGGTACTGCAAATATTTCTGTTGAAATGACAGGAATGACAGGAATTATAGGATCTTTAAGATCAACTTGGGGAGAGGTTGTGCCAGATCAAGATTCAAGTTACACTACCATAACACCTTCTCAAAATGCAAATTGGGAAACCGTAGAATATGCTACAATAGGATAGGAATTAAAAATGGCTAGTACATACGTTAATAACCTCAGGCTAGAAGAAATAGGTTCAGGCGAACAATCTGGTACTTGGGGCGATACAACAAACACAAATTTAGAAATAATAGGCCAAGCGGTTGCTTGGGGAACACGGGCAGTTGCAAATGCCTCAACAGATAATATTACAATTGCGGACGGTGCGTTAGACGCGGACAGATGCCTTGGGTTAAAACTCACAGGTGGCGGTCAGGCGTGTACGATAACACTTCTGCCAAACACAAGTTCCAAAACTTGGTTCATGTATAACGCAACGGCTGCGGCTTTAACTTTTACCTGCGGTAGTGGAGCAAATGTTGTTATTCCAGCGGGACAGACCAAGGTTATTGCAACGGATGGTCTAGGTTCGGGTGGCGTGGTCCACGATTTACTTACAGAGGTTAATTTCGCTGGAGATGTATTTGTAACA